GGATAGGAATAACCACCTGATAGACGCGCTCCGGTATGCGTATGAGAATGACATGGAGGGCTTTAGTCCTCGCAGCGTTGTGGCGTTTGCCGGATAGGAGCAACAAATGGGATTGTTCGATAAAGTCTTAACCCGCATGGGGTACATGAAAGCGCCGCAGGAACTTCCAAAATGGCTGGCGCAGGCGGCTGATATTGAGTCGCTGTCCTACCCGCAATACACGGACAACAATAATAAACTGTCTTATTTTCAGCGCGTCTCATGGGTGAATATCGCCGTTGACAAAGTGGCGACCATCGGGAGCGGTGCGCGTTGGAACGTGAAGCGGCGAGAGGGTGAAAAGACAGTTGACGTACCGAATCACGAGTTTGAGCGGCTGATAGATTCTCCCAACCCGACCATGAGCCGGAGCGATCTTATCTATGCCACGCTCGCGTATATGTCGGTGTGCAACACCGCGTATTGGTGGGTGAACTACGGCACGAACCGGCAGCCGGTAGAATTGTGGCTGATACCGACGAGGCAAATATCCCCTATCCCTGACGGGAAAATGTTTATCAAGGGGTACGACTACGATCCCGGAGACGGGCGGCTTATCCGGCTTGAACCGCAGGAAGTGATCGCGTTCAACGGATTTAACCCTGATAGCATGTTTACCGGAATGAGCAACCTTGACCCGCTGCGTACCATCATGGACTCCGATATTGGAATGCAGCAATGGAATAAAAAGTTATTCGTCAGAAGTAATGGGCGCTTGCCCGGAATACTCGCGTTTGCCGACCCTATCCCTGACGATGATTGGTCGATGATCCAGAGCGACGTTGACAAAGCGGCGGCCATGAGGAATTTCATGATGCTCCGCAATGTCAAGGCGGGCGGGGTGCAGTGGTTACAGGCCACAGCCTCACAGAAGGATATGGAATTTCTGAACTCACGGCTTGCCAATAGGGACGAGATTTACTCGGCAATCGCGCCAGGCTTGTCGTCTATGCTATCCGTGAACGCAACAGAAGCGAACGCACGCATCGGTAAGGCGACCCTTATTGATTTCAAGGTTTATCCGATGTTACAGAAAATTGCTTCTGTGCTGACTACGAAGATCATGCCCGCTTATGGCGCGGAGTTTATCATCGAGCCAGAAGACATCCGGGTAACTGATAAGCTATTGCGATTGCAGGAAATGGCGGAGTATTCCCAGACACACACCATTGACGAGGTGAGGGCTGAATACTGGCAGGATGACCCGCTGGGCAACTCAACGGGGTCGCTCCTGGTCGCGGCCGCGCAATCACCCGCGCTGCCTATGCTATCAGATCCGGAAACGCCGGAAGAGCCGTATGAGGCTGGTAACGCATCGCTTGACGTGACGGCTGAATTTGACGCGGTAAACGCAAAGGACATGCGCCCAGCGTTATTGGAGCTGGAGAAGTGGGAACGGAAGTCAAAGAAGGCGGGCAAGGTCGCGGAGTTTACTGCCTACAACATCCCGGCTGAAATTGTGGACGCTATCACGGGCGGAGCGACATTTGACAAGGCGCGTGAAATGCTGACGGTCAAAGAGGATGATATTGACAAAGTGATAAGGATGCTTGAATTGAACCTCAAGGCAGTGGGGAATGACTGACGGATACCTGGCAATCGTAACCGCTATCAAATGGCTTGCAACGCGGGGGGTAGATGTTACTCCGTACCTTGATAAGATACTTGAAGTCATCGGTGAGAAGTCGGTGCTAAATGATGTATTCAATCACGACTATAAACAGCGCGGGGTAAACGTGAGGGTTGATTTTCTCCCGAATTATGGACATAGGAAACAATCAGCAACGAGGGACGCGCGAGAGCCTAAATTATTAGAGAAGCTGAAACTTGAGCGATGGTTGCAGGACATATTCACGCGCAGGCTGAAGGAACAGTTACGGGCGCTCGAAGAATCCTATAAAATTGCAAAGCCGAAGAAATTACCACCCGCGAGAAATGAACCATCGTTCATAAGCGAGATAATATCAGCATTGCTTACTGGAGTATCAGACGGCATTGATTTATTCTCTGAATCCGTAACGATGGGTTTTGATTTTGGAGCGGCGAATGAGTACGCTGCTAAATGGGTAGAAGAATACGCATTCGACCTGATAAAAGGGATTGATGAAACATCTCTTGAGGTTGTGCGACGGGCAATCGGTGGTTTTGTCGATGAGGTTGGGTACACAATCGGTGACGTGATCGACCTTATAGAACCTTATTTTGGGGATGTAAGAGCCTCAATGATAGCGGTGACTGAAACAACGCGGGCATTTGCAAACGGACAGCGAATAGCAGCCGAAGAATTGCAAAAAGAATTTCCAGACGTGCAGATTTATAAGACATGGTTTACCAACAATGATGATCGGGTATGTGATATATGCGGTCCAATGGACGGGGAAGAAGTACCAATGAATGAGCCGTTTTCAAGTGGCGATATGGAGCCTCCGGCGCATGTAAATTGCCGATGCTGGATTGAATACAATACGAGGTTAGAATGACAACCGATAACAGCGTATCCATTGAGGTAAAGGGTCTAAAAGAAATTGACGCTAAACTAAACAAACTCGGTAAGTCGCTTAATAAATACGCGCAGCAGGGAATGATACAAGCGAGTAAGGACATCCTCAAAACTGAAGGATTGCAGAAATACCCGCCTGCTACGGACGCGAACAGACCGCCTACCCCGTGGTATTTGCGCGGAGTTGGAACGCAGTATAAGAACCGGAACGATGGTAGATCTGAGCGCTACGGTACACAATGGCATACAGACAAAGTATCTTGGGGCGCGAAAGTTGGAAACAGGGCAAGCTATGCCATTTATGTGGGTGGTGATAAGCAACCTGGACACATGGCGGCGAAGGGCTGGCGTAAACTCGTTGACGTGGTAAAGGAAAAGCAACCGAAAATCAAAAGCGCGCTGGATGCCTGGATAAAGAAAGCGATGAAGGACGCAGGACTAAAATGAACGATGTAATCAAAACATTCGAGGACTTAACCGCGAGGGACATCGCGCTGTATTGCTGGGTAGAGTTACAGCACGAAGGCAAACCGAGATTCATTCGCGGGCGCAAGCGCACAATGGACGAGAGCATTGTCCTGTGCGGCGGCGATATAAAGCGATATCTCAACTACGTCAATGATTATGAAAAAATGTCCTAAAATGACCAATTGATTTATGGAGGTATTGCCCTTACGATATTACTAACTGAATAGATCACGGGAACGTCAGAGGCTATCACATAGCGGCGTTCTGTGAGAGTAGCAAGCCTTGAATGGTCAAGGTTGGTTATTCGCACAGAGCGCCGTTTTTCTTTATTCAGGAGCAGACATGGATGAAATGAAACTTGGGGCACGCAACAGCGCAAAAGACAAGGAACGGATAGCGACCATAAAAGAGGCGGCGAGGGTGATTACAGATACCGCCGATGAATTGCAGCCGGAAGAGATCCAACAGGAAACGCCAGTAAAGGGCGCGTTATCCGTTGACCTCCCGCGCTTCAACGTTCACGGCGAAACGCTGGTCAAGGCGGCTGGGGAGTACGAGCTTGAAGTCCTGCTAATTCCTTTTGGCGGGCCGGATAACGGCAAAGACACGGACGGGCAGTTCTTCAACCAGGACACGAACACGCAGCACGACATCTATAAGACTATCCCGGCTTACTACTATCACGGGTTTGACCCTGACGGAAAACCGCAGGGTGATCCGGTGGTGATCGGGCGCATGACCTACGACCATACAGACGCAAAAGGTCATTGGTACAGGGCGGTATTAGACCGCACGAATGAGTTTGCGAAACGCATTTGGGAGGCGGCAAAGAAGGGGCTGGCGCGCGCTTCATCCGGCACGATAGGACACATCGCGCGGGCAGCTCGTGACGGGTTTATCAAGTTGTGGCCTGTGGTAGAGGGAAGCCTGATAGACGAAGGCGATAACCGACACCCGGCGAATGCTTATGCCGTTGCGCTCCCGGTGCTGAAAGCGAGACAACCTGATTTATTGATTCCTGGCGAGGACGAGCCAACAGAGGCGGGTGATACCGCGTTGACTGATAGCGCCACTATTGAAACAAAAACTAACAAGGAGAACGAAATGGAAAAAGACGAAGTATTAAAAA